TCGGGTCTTCGTAGATTGCTCGGAGGTACGACCAAAGGTTGATATGAGGGAACATCTGCTGTAGGGAGAGGTAATGAGGGGGTTTCTATATGTATTGCTTTAGGAAGTTCTAAAACAGGTATCTCCATTAGTATTTACTCTTTCCAAGCGTGACAGCAGTGTTTTGTGCTGTGAAATCTTCTGTTGTCCAGATAGATGTAGTTCCATCTTCTTTTTTGTATGCCTTGATTATTTCAAGGTGTTCAACATTTCTCTTTACTTCGTCTTTCTGCTCATCTGTTAATGATGATAAAGCTGCAAGAGTGTTGATGACAGTAACACTATCTCCAGCATTTTTAAAAATAGTCGCTACTTCTTCTTTTGTTCTTTCCATTATGGTTTAGGATATTTGTCTTTAATAACTTTGATATCTGCCTTCCAAGCGTCAATACCTGAGTGATAGATTTTATCAAGCTGATCTTGCCAAGATGGATACTCGGCTGCTCTATCTCTCTGATACTTTGTAGCAGCCCACTCAGCGTCTATAGCTGCACGAGCTTCTTTTACTTTTTCGTCGTCAATAGTCACTAAATTAGCATCTTTATCGTACGCTCCTGTTGCGCTGTTTATTGATACAACCGTGCCAGCGTAAGCACGGTAAATTGCTTCATGATCCATAATTAAAATAAATAAATGTTAGGTTGCTACTTCCATCAAAGTTATTGTAGATATACCATTACTATTAGTTCCTGCCGGTTGAGCTATAATTTCTCTACTTGATCCCGCCGTAGTAACTGCCATTTGCGTCTTATATGTCAGACTGCTACCAAGTGAATAAGAAGGTGAGTCAAGAAAGTGCATATTATGGTACGCATAAAAGTTAGCATTTTGGGAAAAATTAGCAAAGTAGAGTTGAATTGGTACATCATTTGAACCATCAGTACTAAATGGTGCAGCTTTGTGTATAACTGTTGAATCTCTTAAAAGTTGAAAACCACCACCAACAGCAGTTGTCATCTTAATTTGGAATGATTGAGTTATAAAAGCTAATATTTTACTTGAAGCAGCATGTGGCGTAATAGCTTGACTTAAGTTAGTATCCGCCATTGTTATTGTAGTGTTTGAAACCGTAGTAGTAGTTTGACCCTGCACAACTTGTATGATATGACCCGGAATCTGAGTCGTACCATTTGAGTTAAGGACGATATTGTTAGAACTAGAGGAAGCGTGTTTAATATTTGTTGTTGCTAAAGTTGCCATTACGCTGCCACCTCCATTAAAATTATATGAGAAATTGCATCATGAACATCAGCAGCAGAGTGTTGAGCTCTAAGCATTGCATTTGTAGCCGATTGATACATTCTCATCTGTGTCTTGTAGGTAAGTTGCTGCCCAAGTGTATAACTAGGTGAATCCAAATGAGTCATGTTATGACGTAAATGTAAATTTAAAGTACTTGCATTTCCCTGACTCGTAAAATAGCTAAATGGGCCAGTACTGTTTGCGGGACTATTTTCTATTACTGAAAAACTTCCGTTTGCTATTTTTCTAAGAATATTTAAACCGCCTCCATTACCGCTATCATTTGTATTTATTGCAAGTTGCTGAGAAATATTAATTAAAATTTTACTACTCGCTGCTGTCGGCGTAATATTTGCAGTTAGATTAGTATCTAAAAATGTAGTGCCAGCAGTGCTAGCTTCAGTAGTGGTTGTTGCATTTACTACTTGTAAAATCTTACCTAGACCTCTATTACCAGTTCCCGGTAAAGTTAGCTCAAATGCACTGTTGCTAGTTGTACTAGCCGGCCCTTTAATTGCAACCGTACCTCCACCACTATCTGCCGTTAATTTTAGTTGACTCATGATGGAACCTCTAGGATTGTTATTGTTAGCGCACCACCATTGTTGAAGTAGTTAGTGCTATAGCTAGGTGCAGAGCTATATCCATATACTCTTATACCTAAAGATGTAATACTACTTGCACTAGGTTCATAAAGTAAATGTGTACCCATTGAACGTTGGGTTTGCATACTTTGTGAATACCCACCAGCTGTACCTTTAACACCTATGCTTGTATAAGTTCCGTTATTTTCAGAATAATATAACCTAAATCCCATTACGGATCCTTGGTTATTAATTATATGCCCAGCAGTAAAAATTAATAAAAAATTACTACTAGAGTCTACAGGCGTTATTGTAGCTTCACATCCTAAATACCCATCGACTTGGCTTGTTCCTGTAGAACTAGTAGTAATGTCACCAGTGGTTGTACCTGTTGCAACTTTTCTTATTTGCCCAAGCTTTATTTCACTAGCTAAATCGGCACTTTGTATAATCCCATCTGGTAAACCACCAGCTGATATACCGGTTACTGTGCCATTCCCGTTTAATGTAATTGCCATAATTTATACGATTGTTACAGTCTCTCCCGCACCGATAGTAAGAGTGACGCCATTATTTATAGTTATAGGCCCAGCTGCCATGGCATTTCGGCCATCGGTAACTGTGTAGTCAGCTGATAATGTTGTATGATTTTCATAGAAAACACCACCCTGAGTTACTGCACTAGCAGTTGCTTCAAGACTAATACCGGGGATTCTAAGTTTGGTTATAGAAGTATTACCTAAAGTAATTTCATTGCTAGTTGAATCACTTGTAGCAGCAGCATTATAACCAATAATTATATTGTTATTGCCTGTTTCTAAAGCGTCACCAGCTTTATAACCTATCGCTACGTTATAGTCACCACCAGATCCATCACTACTACCACCAACTACTTTTAAAGACTCAGTTCCCAACGCTGTATTATAATCTCCAAAATACGCAAGAGCCATTGATTGATAGCCTATTGCAGCATTTTTAGTACCCTTTGTCTGCCACATAGCCATCTCACCAAAGCAAGCATTATTCCCTTGGGTTGTAAGTGAGTAACCAGCATCTAGTCCTACACAAGTGTTTTGTTGACCAGTTGTAATTTGTTGTCCAGCACCTCTGCCAATACCCATATTTCCATATGCTGTAGTGACTGACTTTAAAGCATCTTTTCCTAGTGCAGTTGAATGATCTCCAGTAGTTATTGATGTACCAGCATCGTATCCGATTAAAGTGTTATTAAGACCAGAACCAGCAGTAATAGCATCTCCAGCATTTGTACCACCTACAGTGTTTTTATCAGAATCAGAACTTAGCCCTCCTCCGCTAGCAGCTGCAAATCCAGCTTCTCCGTTAGCGTCTACTGTTAGTACATAACCTTCAGTAGGTGTACCACCATTATCTTTAAGTGTTACATTTATACCGGGTATTCTAAACTTGGTTATATCTGTGTTGCCTAAAGTTATTTCGTTAGAAACAGTTTGACTACTTGGATCAGTAGATTTACCAATAATTATATTATTAGATCCAGTAGTTAAGCCAGCTGTTCCGCCGGTTGCACCACCTTCATATCCAATAAGAATATTACTAGATCCAGTTGTAAGAAATTTTCCAGCATCAACACCAAAACAACAGTTGTCGTCACCAGTAGTTGCATTGTAGGCACTATTATATCCTACTACTGTATTTCTTATTGCACTAGAACCATAGTATAAACTGTTTTGACCAATCGCAACTGTCATACTAGGTGATGTAGATGTAAATGCAGAATCGTATCCAATTACTACATAGTTACTTCCAGAAGTAATGTTTGCACCAGCATTAGTACCTACACAAACTCCGTTACTACCAGTAGTAACATCTTGACCAGCAGCAAAACCTATAAACGTATTCTTTTCACCAGTAGTTAAAAATTTACCAGCACTTTGGCCCATGCAAGTATTTGAGCCACCAGTATATAAGTTTTGGCAAGCACCTGTTCCAACAGCTGTATTGCTGCTTGATCGGGCAACATTTAAAGCATACCAACCAACCGCTACATTATTATTACCACCCCAATTACTGCCTAGTTTAAAAGCTTCGGAACCAAATGCTGTGTTTCTGTCTCCAGCAGCACCCGAAGTAGCGTTTTGACCAGCTCCATAACCAAAGAAAGTACTACCAGTTCCCGCAGTGCCAGCACTAGTACCACCTCTAGTTAGTGAACCTACACTATGGGCGTAAATACTAATACTCTTTGTAGCTCCAGTACCGGTTGCAGTTACATAAGATCCTGTAAAGTTAAGAGTACTAGCGTCAGTAGATAAAGCAGTTCCTTCGTCTTGGACTGTTACTCCACCACCTCCAGCTGCGGCTTCCCATCCAGCTTCACCGTTAGCATCTACAGTTAGAACATAGTCCTCTGTAGCTGTACTATCTTTAACAGTAAAGTTAATTCCGGGAATCCTAAATTTATTTACATCAGAGTTACCAATAGTAACTTCGTTTGATACGGATGCCGAAGTTGGTGTAGCTTGGTAACCTAACATGGTATTATTATTACCAGTTAATGTCGTTACAAAACAACAGTAACGACCAATACCAGTATTCCGCTCGCCAGTAGTAACAAACGATCCAGCCTCGTTACCAACAAAAACATTACTCTGACCAGTTGTAATTCTTCCGCCTGCGTAAAAGCCTAATCCTGTGTTGTAACTTCCTGTAGTAGCAGCTTGTAAAGCATAATAACCAACTCCAGTTTGTTCTCGAGCAGTGGTAGTAGATTTTACAGCTTCGTAGCCAAGAGCAGTGTTCCAACCACCCTCAAATTGATACCCACCAGATGCGTCTGAATTTTGTAATGCCTTATATCCAACACCTACGTTTTTGTAAGAAGTAACAGTATTTTTTCCAGCTTCAAAACCTAAATATGTATGTCCATAACCTACTGTTAGATTAGCTCCAGCAGAGTGACCAACTGCTACGTTTTCATCTGACGTAGTTAAATCAGTACCAGCATCATATCCAATTAAAGTATTCTTTAAACCTTGACCAGAAGTAATAGCATCACCAGCATTAGTTCCACCGATAGTGTTTCCGTCAGAGTCAGAGGACAAACCTCCTCCTCCTCCTCCAATTTCTACAACTGAGCCACCATCTGTTTGGGTAAATAAACCGCCGTCGGTGGTATTAATAGCTAACTCACCAACAGCAACGTCAGAAGCACTAGGATCGCTAGTACCTCTTTTGTGCTTGATTGTAGCCATGTTTTAAAAACTACCTCCGTCGATTACTCCGACTGTCAATAGACCCGAAGATGGATTGTAAGAAAGACCTGTGTCTGTTTCTATTCCTTGTGAACCTGTAGCACCATCAGTAAATGTAAGATATACAGTTTCATTAGTAGAGTTGTTTGCTGAAACTGTAACGTTTGTAGCTAGACCAGCTGTACTGGCTGAGGTAGCACTTGCACAACTTCCAGAAGAAGTTATATATCCAGCACCGTTAGTAAGCTGATTATTGTTTGTTACATTAGTAGCTGAAGCTGCAATGCCATTTAGCTTACTCAATAAAGCATCTGTAAATGCGTTTGTATTAGAGTTATTTTCATAAGCAGTTTTTATTTCTGCATCTGTTTGGTCAGCAGTTGCACTTGCTTCAATTCCTTCAAGTTTACTTTTTAAAGCATTTGTAAAATCATTTGCTGTTTGACTTGCGACAGTAAAATCTATCGTACCGTCTCCGTCTTGATATGCGACAGTTATGCCTGACTCAGTATTGCCAGTAAGCATAGCTCCGACTATATCTTGTACTTGTTCGCTAGATAACTGAGTGTTTGTGTTGGTAGAAGCAAAATCTAATTTACCATTTGTATCGTCATAGGTAACTGAAATATTAGTTTCAGTATTACTAGAGACCATTGCTCCAACAATATCTTGTACTTGCTCTGTTGAAAGCTGTGTATTTGTATCTGTCGCTGCAATAGTAACAGTATCAGAAGTAGCATTAGTTGTGATAGTAACATTACTGCCAGCAGCAAAAGTTACTGTATCGGTAGCACTATCCGCAGCTACTGTTGTTTGACCACTGACTGCAACGTTAGAAAATGCGTTCTGGTTGTTCTCTCCACCAGCACCAGCTGCTCCCCACTCTAAACCGTTTGAAGTATACTTAAGAATGTAACCTTCAGTAGGAGCGTTATGTATGTCTAACATCGCCTCTGTAACAGAGTCATCAGCTACAGAAATTGTAGTACCACTTATACCAATACCGCTACCAGCTGTAAGACTTGCCCAAGTTAAATTACCAGATCCAGAGGTACTTAGTACTTGGTTAGCAGTACCTACACTAGATGGAAACGTTAAAGTATAAGTTTGTTGTGCACTGTGAGGAGGTGACTTTAGTTTTATACCATGGTTATTATTCCAGCAGTTTAGCTGTAAGTATCCGTCAACAGAGCTACCATCACCTTTAATAGTTAGACCAGCTGTAGAAGAGTCAGAAACAAAGTTAGTCATGCTCTTTTCTACAGCTCCACTTTGAATCGTTGAAGTTCCGGTAACATTACCTGATCCATCAAACGAAGCGGATGTCCAAACTACATCTCCAGTCATACCAATGGTTTTACCGTTAGCTAAGCTAGTTGCACTACCAGTTACGTTACCTGTAAGATTACCGGAAAAGCTTTTACCACTAGCAAGTGCAATGTGTTCTGATGATGTCCAAGAATCAGTTGAATTAACCCAGTTAAATGTTTTATCTGTAGCACCTTTTAAAGTAATACCACCACCATCAGCGGTTGAATCAGTTGGAGTAGTAACCTTACCAAGTTCTAAATTCTTATCTTCTACATTGACAGTACTGCTTGAAATTGTAGTAGTTGTACCATTAACAGTTAAGTCACCTGTAACTGTTACGTTATCACTAAAAGTTTTATTACCAGCTGCTGTTTGTGCACCTTCAAGTGCCATGAAAGCACCGGCTCCACCGATTTTTATAATATTAGCAGCATTATCGCCACTTGTACCTGTACCTATATATAGTGTTCGACCACCCGAAGAAGTATCAGTACCTTCAGTAAAAGCTAATTCTGCGTTAGCTAGTGTTAGGCCAGATATACTGCTTCCAGTAGACCTTTTTATTCGTATTTTTGATGCCATAGTTTAAAAATTACCCCCATCGACAATGTTGGTTTTAGTTGTTGTGTTATCAGCTTTAAAAGTACTAGCTGTGTTATCAAAATAAATTAGTGATCCATCAGCCTTGCTTGTAAAAACTGAATTAAGATCATCTATAGAAAAACTAGAAGAACTTGACCCAGATGAATTAGATATTATAGGGTTGTTTACATCTTCTGCTTCTTGAGCAAAGAATAATGTCTGTCTAGTATTATTATTTAAATCTACTGCTCGGATAGTTGAACCGGGGGTGAAGGTAGATAATGCTGCTTCTATACCAGACTGTCTATATATAAGTAGAGTCTGAGTATTAGTTGGGGCAGGGTTTACGGTTACAGTCCCTGCTGTTTTAGCACTATTAGGTGTAACGGAGTACTCGTTATTTCCGGGTGTGCCATCTTTATAATTAAGATCTGTGCCATTAACTCTTACTTTAATGTCCCGATCTCTTATAAACTGTATTGAAAATGCAAAGTCAGTAGTAATGCCATTAAGCTGTGTACCACTATATGTTTTTGTTGTTACTGCCATGATTAGATTATTGTAAAGTTTTCTCCAGCCCCTATAGTAACAACTACTCCGCTTCCTATAGTAATTGGCCCTGCACTCATAGCATTTTTATTATTACCAACTGTGTAGTTTTCCGTAATTGTCTGGTTATTTTCGTACACACATCCGTTTGCTACAGTGGCAAATACACCAATTAAATTACCACCATCTACTGCTGGAAGCACTGAGGGAAATCTAGCGTCCGGTATTGTACCAGTTAACTGGCTTGCACCTATACTAACATCTGATGGAAGTGCACCAGCTCCTAGTTTGTCCATTGTTACAGCGTCAGCAGCTATTTTAGCTGTAGTAATCCCATTGTCAGGTATTTTAGCAGTAGTGACGCTGCTGTCTGCTAATTTAGCAGTTGTTACTGCCGAATTATCTATTGACCAAGTTGTTCCATTAGTAACCGTTATGTCACCCTTGTCGCCAGCAGTCAAAGCTATTCCGGCACCGTCAGCACCTATAGTTTGTAACTCTTCGACGGCAAATCTAACCTGTTTAGTTGCACGATTTAAGTCAACAGCTCGTAAAGATCCGCCTGCTGCAAATGTGACAGCTGGGGTTGCCACGTCAGTAGTTCTAAATGCTTTTACATTACCTGTACCGACTCCCGGTGCACTTGTAAGAGTAAGTACTCCAGCTGCGGTTACGTTATATGCTGACGAACTCAAATTAGAACCGCCATTTATTGATACCTTGACATCTGCTGTGTTTAAAAAGTCAAACGCATCTATTGTATATTCAGTAGCAGCATCTGTAGTCCCGTTAAATAATTGTTGAGTTGCCATGGTTATTTAGGTATATTTAAAATTTCATTTGACTGTATCTTTTTAAGATACTTTTGACGTTTCTTTTCTTTTTGCTCTGCTATCAAGTCGGCAACGTCTTGTTGCTGCATAATAGAAGCCCAAGCTTTACGCCTAGCTTTTTGGAATATTTGATCTATCTTACCGTTATGCCAATAGTTACGGGCATCATACTGAGCTCGCTTACCATCACGTATATCTTTACGCATCAATGCTAACGAAGCAATAGCTTTAGGATCTTTGGCTAGTTTGTCTAGCTCACGTTCTAAGTTCTGATCTCCTATAGCCTTTTGAAATTTAGATCTAATATTTGGTGCATCTGTAAGATTTGTACTGTCAGGTGCATAGTATGTAGAAAGACGTAAGTCATACCCACTTTCAAACAAGAACTGTCTGCCGGGGCTTTGATCTAGCGTCAGACTAACTGGACTAAATGTATTAAACGCTCTTGTTAAGAAGTCCCATTCTTTAATAGGCTTACCGTTTAGCATGTCATACTTAATAGGTAATGGTTCTCCTGTAAGAGTTTCTCCATATAAATTACGGTTTCTTAAAGACTGGTCAATACCAGACCCAATCTCACGCATATAGGGTACAAATAATTTACCCAGTTCGTTACGTAAGCCAGCAAGAGGTACAGTATTGTTTGCTAATCCAGCTACAATACGATCAAACTGGCCGGGTCTACCACCAAACAAGTCTACAAAAGATTGTAAACCGGCAAGATAAGACTTACTTGTAATAGCTTGTGCTACAACTAAACCAACTTTTTGTAGTTCTCTTTCTGTCCACTCTTCACCCATAAGTAAACTTGCATCACCTATATCAGCGATTGTAGACATGATTAGGTTAAAAGGTTCAAAGGTATCATAACCTACACGTACAGCTCCTAGCTTTATAGTTCTAGGTTCATACTTAGAGTCTAGCCATAGCTGTCTTTTCTGTCTGTCAGCTGGGCCATTACCTGTAAGATCACCACGCATCCATGCCTGTGCAGCCATAAATACTAATGCAGAGCCCATAGCCAATCGGCCTGTTTGTAACGCCTTTGCGTTAGCTAGTTCGACTGCGTTAGTTATACCATAACGTTCTACATTTTTTAGATTACTAGGTGTAGCAAATGCTATATCATTGAACTCTTTAACTAAGAAGTTAAAACCGGGTGTATGCTTTGCTGTAAGTGCAAGTCCATTTACACCAGTTCTAGCAAATAGAAAGAATGGTCTAGCCCAAGGGTTAGCACTGAATACGTCATTAAGACCCTTAGTAAAACCTGTAAGATCTTGTGTAAGTGTAACTTCTTTTCTAGCAAACTTAGTAGCTTCATCTACAATATTACCTTGTGAATCAAATACCTGTGCATAAAAGTCATCTTCGTATGCTTTCATAACCTCTGGTGTTATCTCTGGTAATTTAATACCGTCAGCAGATTGTAGGTCAAGAACTCTACGCATAGCTTTTTCACGCATCTTAGCACGACCTATGATGTATGCAAACGCATCGTCAGTTGCGGCCATGATCTTAGTAGAGTATGTGAGCAAGTTACTGTTATTCATAGACCTAGCCATGTTTGCTACAGCAAATGCTGCACGTTCACCAAAGTTAGCTCTACCACTATCTTCTGCCCATCTACGTATAAGTTCCCAGTTTTCATCACCACGAGTAAACTCAGAGTAACGAGTCCTAACTGATGATATATCACCTTTCCAGTATGAGTTTAGCTTTTCTCTGAATAGTGTAAACGACTCAGGTATAGCTTCAATCATAGCGTTCATAGATGCTAGCCCTGCACGTATAGTAGCAGTATCACCTTTAAATGGATAACGTAGTGTAGCTCCTAATGTAGTAGCCATAGGACGCATGAACGTCGCAATGGATGTACCCATAATAGCACGAGCTGGTGTTTTTGGCCCACTTAATACACTGTGAGTCATTACACCTTCTAGTTCTCGTATAAGAGAACCCGTACGATCTGGCCCTTTTGGATCTATTTGACCACCAAGTATAACCTTTCTAGCAAAGTTGTCAAAGTCATCAAGTGTATTAACATCTTTCATCATAGAAAAAGCTTCAAACAATGCGTTTAGTAAGTCATCATTTTTATCATCTTTAGCTATTTTTAGTATAGACAATATAGAATCCTTAGCATCTTCTATGTCAGCTTTAACTGTTTTTTCTATTTCTGCTCTTCTTTTACCAGCACCTAATGCTCTAAATGAATCAGATTTAACAAACCTAGCTTTCTTTGTATGATATAATGCAGTTAGCATAGTATCTACAATCTGTTTAGCTGGCCCGTCTATGTCATCTAAGGACACTAAGTCTGCTATTTCTCTACCAGCAATACCAGTATCACGTAATTGCTTAAGTAATGAACCTACAACTAGGTCAGTAACAACTACATTCTTAGATGTAAACACTTCAACGCCATCTATAACGTCTGGATTTGCTTCTAGTAATTCTTTTAAGTACTCGTTAGGTGTCAGCTCTGCTGCATTTCTACCCTGTGTTATAGCTTGATGTCCATCTACAGCTTCTTTAAATGTTTGAGCTAATCTAACTCGATCACCTTTTGCTGCTTTTAGTTCTTTAGCAAACTTCTCGCTACTCATCAAACCCTTTAGGATACGTTCAACCTGTTTGACGTCTGTATCGCCTTTTAAGGCCACTCTTTCACGTTCTACGGGTGTTGTAACGGAACCAGTAGAACCCTCCTCAGAGCCCCACTCCTTGCGTGTACGTGATAGTTGTTCACGTGCTGTTTGTGGATCAACCTCTGACACATGAGCACCTTGATGCGGTTGTGACACAGGTGAGTTTTTATCTGCACGAAACTGTATTTCACCTTCTCGTATCTGTGCAACAGCAGCTTCCGTGCTTTGTTTAGATACGCTAGAGTTTCTATCTTGTATCTGTTTGATAACTTTACTAGAACCTTTGCCAATAGCATAGCTCATGCCATCAAAAAATAGTCCGATACCCATACCTTCTACAATGTTTTTTATCTTCATTATAACAGGATGGTCTGTATCTTTTGTAGATAGTGGTGTATCTACCCAGCCATATCTATCACGTAAAGCACCTAAAGCGTTCTGACCATCAGACTCCTTAGAGATAAGATCAGATATAGCTCCGACACCCGCAGCTCTGATAAAACTGTTTGCACCTAGTAATTTAGCAGCACCGCCACTTATACCGAAACCTAGTCCACCAGCTGCTAAAGCTTTGGCAGATAGTACAGTACCAGCTGCTAACGAGCCAAAGTGTACTAATGCACGTAGCTGTTTACCCCACCATGTTTTAGTTTCGATAGGGTTATCGTGATTTACAAATGGATCCCAGTCAGGTTTGTAGTAACCTTGTTCTTCAATCTCTCTTTGCATTGTGCCGTCCAATGCTTCTTTTGTTCTTTCGGCAAAGGTGGTTACAGAGGATGCAGTATCCTGTAAACCACCTGATACGATAGACTGCCCTTCCTTGACTAGTGCCTTGAAGCCCCAGTTTTCTGCGTTACGTGGGTCATCTTGTTCAGCAAGAGCTTGTTCTTCTTGAGTCTGTGCTTGCTTTGTAACCTCAGCCTTAGCTTCTTCGTCTTGTTGGATTGTGTCAGCTAATTGATTGACCTGATCGGTCATGTAATCAAAAGCTGGAGAGTCTATTTCTAGCTTTAAAGCTGGATCTTCACTCATAATTATACCTTAGTATTAAATATTCAATTTCAGCATTGCATTAATTGCCGCCGTTGATAATGTGTTTGGATTTAAGAAGGGTGCTTCTTTCAACTCTGGTACAGCTTCCAATAACTTATCATTGTCTTCTTTTGACAGAGTTGTTTTCTTTTTGTGTGGTATACTAACACCACCTATAAACTGTTGATTTTGTATATTTGTTTCTAGCTGACGTATAAACTTTTCAGCATTTAGCCCGCTAACGCTAGGCATAGTTTTTATCATCCACTCTATGTTATCCTTTTTATATGCAACATCTAAAGTTTTAGTAGGATTAGGTTTGTTAAGCAACTTGTTCTGATCTTCTACATTAGCTGTACCATCGTCATTTTTTAACTCTTTACGTTCTGGTAATTCTATAATTTTACCATCTTTTAAACGTCCAGTTTTCCTAAGTCTAGTCTCAAAAACTTCTTCCGGTGTTAAATATGATCCATCTGTTCTTTTTATATCTGTAAAACGTAGATAATAACTAGGGTATCTAGTCCGACCCTTTGTCCTTACATACTCAGCTGCAATATCTAAGTGAGGTGTTTCTCCGGCCCAGTCTTCTGTACTATAAATTAGGCTTGTATCTTTTTGTATAGCAGTTAATGTGGCCTGCAAATCGAGTGTAGCTTGTGGATCAATAGGTATGGTTGTTTCTGTATCAAAAGTGCCGTCTGCTAAGTAACCTTTTGCTTCTTTTATAGCAGCAGAAAGGGCAACTGATCTAGGCTGTCCACCTACAACAAGCTGTTTAAATCTTGAAACAATATACTCTTTTGCATTATCTCTAGCAACCAAAAATTTATCGGTTTTTGCTGTAGTTAAATCTGTTAAGTCTTTAGCATCTCTTACGATAGTAGGTATCTTTTCGTCATCTAAATTCTTAACTTCGTCTTCTGTAAGTGCACCTAGTTCTGGTGTATTAACATATTCAGACTGCTGGGCACGTATGTCAGGGTCTGCAATCTGGTCTACCATGCTTTGAGTTATAGGATATTTTTTAACTCTTCTGGCTGTAATCTCGACTACATGTTTCTCATCTGACAACTGTAACTCAACTAATTGTTTCTTTACAAATTCCGGTAAGGTTTCATCGGTTCCTATGTTAAACTCTTTTCTAACTTGTAGTACATAGTTTTGAACTGCAATAAATCTTTCTTTAGGATCTTGTATTTGTTCTAGCTGTTTTTTAAATTCTACATGCTCAGTTTTTTCCCAGCCTGCCATACGTAGTTGGGTTGCATCTTCTTCTTGTTCTATCGCATCTGATTTATATTTTGCAGCTGCTGACACTAATCTATTGTATAATCCCTTAGCTCCTTTTGGTGCTCGTGGATCACTTAGTTTCATAGTTCCATTACTAAACGTAAATTCAGAATCTAAAAACTGTTCGATATCACCAGCATCTACACCACTATCAGGATCTGAAAGCATAGGCTCTAATAAATCACCAAAATCTTCAAAAGCAAATCTACTAGCAATAGGTGTTTCCTTATCCCCAGCTTCATAAAATTCTTTTTTGTTAGTTATCCAATTTAAAGCATCAGTAGCAACAGTTTCTGGATTCTGAAACATGCTACTAATTTCTTGCTGATCGTTGAGCAGAGTTATCCTAGCTACTCTTTTGTCTTGTAAATCAGACCACTTGGTCATTATAGAGTCTTCAGCTTTTTTTATTTCCTTAGAAAGATACTTTCGTATTTCACCTTTACTTAATTCTCTATGGCCAGCAGCTCGTCTTTGACGAATAAACTGCATCATAGCCATAATACGTATTTTTCTAAGATGCTCCTTTGCAGAATCAGAGTCAATAAAGTCAGTTAGTATCTTATTATCTAAAGAAGCGAAGGAGTCATCTTTTATTGCACTATTCAATACACTACCATACATTCCACCAAACTGTTGTACATTAGCTTTTGAACTAGTATCATCCTCATAGACAAATGAACCGAGTTTAAGAGTACGTGAAGCTTCTAAAGCAATTTTTCGTTCTTCGTTACTTAAATCAGGATTATTTGCGTCAGCTTCAGCTTTTGCTCCAAACTTTTTAGTTTCATTATCTACCTCTTTGGTCTCTTTTTCTATCTGTTCATACTCAGAATCAACAGCACTTTTAGCAAACAAAAAGTCATCACCAAAGTTTTTATATGTTTTTCGATCTTCGTTTGCGTTCTGTATATCTCTAATTATAGGACTAACTGATTGTACGAAAGAAGAGAGAGCTTTTAGGTTGTCAAACTGCTGATCGTAACGAGCTTTCTCAAGCTGAGCCATTTGGTCATAGAAATCTTGAGTATCCTTAATATCTGCATCAATCTGTTTGTTAACGACTGATGACATATCTGCCTCTGTGGACAGGTAGTTAGTGTTATTGTATGATGATGTCATAACCCTTTAAACCCTGAGTATATACCTGCGACACTGCTCAGAACTTGTAGAGCACCACCGAGTCTATTTGTTGGAGGTAACATAACTGGTGCACCATATGATGCTGGTATACCTAACTGTTCTCTACCTCTAGCATTAGCAGCCATAAACTGACGTTGGTTAGCTGTTTGCATAGTTGCTAAGTCTCTTCCAAAAGCATTAGTTACAGCACTTTCAATCTGTGCTTCTTTTCGTAGTAGTGCTTGGTACTGACCTACACCAAACCTTCTAGATCTACCACCTTCATTTACTTGTTTAGATCTAAGGTATTTAGCAACAGCGTTTTGTTTAGCAAGCCTACCTTTACTTTGAACAGCCATAGCTCTGCTTCTAGCATCAGCTTCAGAACGGCTATATCCAATAACATTTCTGTTTAGTGTTCTTTCAAAGGCAACTTCTTTGTTGAAGAATTGTAGTGCTTTCTGTTTAAAGACAGCATCTTTCTCTAGTTTTCTTTGTCTAGCAGCGGCTCTAGCCCCTGCATTAGCGTCTACGCACACGGCAAAATTCAATAAATGTTACATTGTTCGGCCCATGTTTTAACTTACGTAAAAACTTAAAGCCAAGAAACTTCAGCAATCTTAAATGAGCTGTGTTTCTACTGTCAACTATATTCCAAAGGAGGGGCTCAGTGCGGCTATCGACATACCGTTTAGCCTCTCTTGCGAATGTAATTGGGTATCGGTGAATCTCTGGAGTGCAAAGCATCCATATGTCACCGTCTTTTCCTACTCCGGCCATGCCAGCAGTCTTGCCGTCAGGCACTGTGAAATACACGTAGGAGGGGTTTGAAGACATCAAAGAAGGTAAGAGGGCCGATGGTATCCCATGGCCTTCTTCAACCTCTCTGAGGTCATCTGGACGGAGATTGAAGACTACTTCGGTAGCAGCCTCCATTGTGATTGGGTGAATATATTTAGACACGTGAGTAAAATCTAGGTGAATAGTCTCCCTCCCATGATAAGGCGTGTAATGTAGCAGGGGAAGGGTGTGTGGATCTTAACGTAATATCTACGTTTGTATTCCTTTCGTATACAGGAACTGTTTTGATAAACTCTGGTAGATAAGGTACTTTACCAGCCTCGTACTCTGATGCTAAAATTGATTCATGCTGATCTTCATACGTAGGTTTGCCTACACGTTTTAGAGAGGTTTTGTATGTACCAACTTTTCCAAAGTGAAACTTAAGTCTGTGTAACACAAGAGAAGAGTTTACATCAGCTGTAGCTTTGTTACCACTTACTTTAAATGGATACAGCGTAGGAAACTGAACCTCATAATCGTACACATAACCAACAGTAAAATGGGTTTGTCCGCTAGGTAGTGTGGAGTTTGTCCAGTCACCAACTAGAGTTAAAGTTGTTCCTGATACTGTAGGTTTAGTATATCTACCTGTACTATCTATAATAGCAACATCATAATTAGAATTTTGAATATTACTTAACCAGCCCACACCACTGAAGGTGGTTGTGTTGCTTGTATTACTGAAGACACCACCATTGATAGTAGTATGGTTGTCAAGATGTAGTAAATAGTTAATCGCATTTTCGTCTGTAGCAGTAGGATCGTCGTCAGATTTTATAAGTCTTATTTTTTGTAATATTTTATCTTTGTCCAGAAAGAAGTATTCATCATCTATAATAAAATGATACAGTAAACCTTTATTAAACTTCCATTTAAACCATGAAGCTTGCTGCCTCTGTTCCGCTACTTGAAAGTATTTGTAGCCGAAAACTATACCAGCTGAGTCATTAGTAGATGTCTGAGACATAAGTACAATACCATTTTCTCGTGAGTTAGTGAGAAGATCAATATTTTTAGGAAGAAGTGACGGTACAACTTTACTAACTTCTACTACGTTAGGTTCACCTTCTCTACGTACATTAGCCATTTCATTAAATCGGCTAAACTTACCTGAGTTATCTACATAACCTATTGTAAGTCCTAAAGATATAGGAGGTATATCTTTGTTATAGTTAAACGTAGATACGCTTCGCATCTTAGCTGTATCAGGATTAAGAACTGTGTCATCAGCTGCTAGTAAAAATTGTTGGTTTGTACTAAATACTAATAAACCACTTGTCGTTTCTATGCCATCAAACAATTCGGATGGGAACATAGATGCAGCAGATATATCTATAGGGTCGCTAGCTGATACGGTTAGAGCCGATTCTATAAAGAAATCAGGTCTACCTAATGTACCGGGGCGAGATAATATAACGTTTTCTCCGGACAAAAAGGCTAATCTATTACGGAAAAATAATACCTTATTTATCCTACCAATAAAACTATTGTTAGATGATTTTGGTAATCCGTCGCTGGTCTGTACAAAACTAGGAAATGGGTTAGTTTTATCATCACCAACTCTTCTACCTTCATATTGAAACCTTTTAACAGTAAACGTAGCTAATTGGTTAGATGCGTTATAAGCTGTACGTTGTATAACGAGTGGCATATTAGTTAGTGACATAGTTATTCCCCCTTCTGCACATTCAGACCATGAGCCTGACCCATCTCGACCATTGTTACCATTGAAAATAAGGTAGTAATCGTCTTCATCTGCCATTCGGGAGTTAGATATCTGTACTATATATCCATGTTTACACTGGTTAGGTAGATTAGTAACATCATTTACTGACGTGTGCATGACTCTCATCAAGTCATCTTCTACAGTTTCTACAGAAAACTTAATATCATTCGCTGGGTCAGAGGCGTCATTAGTATAAAAGTAAATTCCTGTACCTATAATATCAGCATTAATACCAGTACCAGCTAGAGCCCCCTTAATACCACCAAGTATTGTATCAGCAGTAACCGCAGTATCAGCGTCGAAGGGTGTAGGAGCTGGTCGTATTAACCCATCACCGGGGTTATTAGAAGCGATTGTAGCATTTACTACAGTTTCTTCGTGCTCCATTACTTCTACAGTAAAGGTTGCTGGCTTATCCTGAGCCGTGTCCAAAGCAACTATTGCTTGATCTCCTGTTTTCCATCCCTCTCCTCCGTGAAGTAGTATAGCTTCTCTCTGATAACTGCATCGGTATACAGGTGATGATCCTGAGCTATTAGGTGCTACTCCTTGCTGCCCAAGAATATTTAATCTAAATGTTAAATTAGTTTTAGATGTATCTGCACTGTGCCCATCAGTAGGGTTTCCGAAAACTGTTTTTGTTCTAGTATTATTGGATGAGTTAAAGGTTCTAGCATACTGATAATTGTCTAACGGAATAAACCAGTCTTTTGCTCGACCCGCTTGTGCGTTTGGATGAGTTAAACTTACCTCTGTCACCCCTGCGTTAGCTTTATCTCGATTTACAGCCAAGTATAAAGCATAACTTCCCAAAAGATAGCTAACAAAATATACATGACCGTGTACTAAGCCGGGGTACGGACTTTCGTTTTCACCTTTATCATATACCAAAGGTTGCCCATAACCAAAACCGTGTACATGATTATAGTTAAGTTGGACAAAAGTGCCGCTAGCATTTGTTGTGATGTTATTAAATCCGCTTGCAGGCGAGGCGTTCATATCAAACGCCCACTTCATATAGTTAGAATTATTTACTGGTGAGTCAATTAGTCCATTATTAAAGGTATCAGCACTGTTAACACTAAATACTTGGGTACCAATAGAAGGACAGTGCCCAGTATGGTCAGCTTCGAGTAGTGAATCACTTACTATTTTAATACGTGTAGCACGCTGAAGTGTAGTAGTAGTGGTATTTGTATTTCTATTTATATTTAATCCGTACTGTCTACCGTTTGCCGATCTTAATAATTCAACAAATGCGTAGTTCCTATGAGGTGCTGTAGGAGTAGTTCCTGTAGTTCCTACTGCTGTAGCAGTTCTTGGACTTCCGGCTGATACGTTTAATGGTGCGACTCCATCGTCTACCTCTGCTTGTGTGTAGTTACTACTATCTCTATTACTAATAAATGTAGTATCATTAATCGTTAAGAATTGTAAGTTCTCTGGCTTAGTTGTTTGAAGATAGGGTAATAGATCTACTAAGTCCTGTGTACTACCATCACCAAAGACTACTGTTTGTGCCAGACCTGTCTTACAACTCCATATACGAATCTGACCAGTTGCAGAACTTCCTGATCCAGTTGCTACTTGTCCTATGTAAGCTCCTTCTTCCTCATCACGATAATAATGAAACCAAGATCCTTCGCTTTGTACACCAGAAAGGGGTGAGGTTCCTACTCTGTCTGCTCCCGGTCTTTTAAATAGACCTCTAGTTACATCTGGAATAGCGTTTGTAAGATCTTTAAGTTGTCCGGGAAATTTTAAATTATCTGGCTGTTCTGATATACCACCAATAAAACTTGGTATAGTTTGTGTTATGCCTGCCATTATCTTCTAAGGTTTCTCCATGGTTGATAAGTCTGATAGGATGATCCTTGTTCAAATCCTAACATGTTGTGATCCCCTTGGTTACATTCGTACTCCATCAGTGCTGCTCTTGATAATTGTTCTTGAGTTCCAAGCAGTCTAACTAAAGCAGGGTTAGCAACTAGCTGTGTTGCTGCTACACGTGATGCTCTGTATGTAATGTAACGTCTAAATACAATAGGTAAGACAGAGAATGGTCTTAAGTAAATGACATCAAGGTCAAGAGCTGATTCAAATTCATTTGTATGTTTTACTTTATCATACACAAATCCATTCTCATCCCTGACTAGATCCTTAATGCGTCTATCCTTATTGTTGTGTAAGTCTAGCTGTAGTACATCGTTCGGATATACTATATGCTTATTTCCATCAGGAGGAAACTTTTTGTGTAACTCAGTATTATAGTGCCAACCTTCAGCTTGTGTATCTACGTTAGCGTCACGAAGTAAGTTAAATATAAATGCAACTTCTGGGTTGTCATATGCTTCGACATTATCAGTCTCGCTGACAGTGCCTAGAGTGGTTATAGGTGCTTGTCCGATAGCCCCCAGTATTGAGTTAACTGCGGATAGTTCGGTATCGAGGTCAATAGTTGTGGTTGCCATAAGAAAAAAAGGGAGCCGAAGCCCCCGTATAAAAAGTATAAAATTAAAACTTAACGTTTCCTGTAGTTGTTGCTTCACCAGCACTGTTGCGTGTAGGTGCAACGCCAGCGATAAGTTCAACAGCAGCAGCAGGGTTAAGTGCATCAGCACCCATAGCTAGACGTCCTAAGATAACATCACCTTGGTATACCACTGAGATGTCTCCAGATGTTGTCTGAACTTGTGGGCCGATTGCTTCAACGCAAGCAGCAGCTTCTTTTTGGAAGATAAGTCCACAGCTGTTAGCAAAGTTATTAGTACCGTTACCATAGCTGTTGATGGTTTTTGTTGCTGAAGAACCAGCTGTCTCATCTGCCATACCATCTGCGACGAAAGTACCTGTAGCTCCGGGGTCTGTAACACCGGGGTTTGTTGCAGATGCAGAACCATACTTAGTACCAAAGTTTCCGAAGAAAGGAATGTTCATTGACTTGAATATCTGGATTCCAGCTATCTCAATGATTCCGTTACCTGATTGTAACGCATCTCCTCTTTCGGTACGGTTGATTAAGCCGTTTGTTTCTACATTCTGTATAAGTTCGTAGTACTGTCTTGGGTTAAGTACAGCTACTCTACCTTCACCAGATACACCTTTCTCGTCAAGTGCAGCGGCAGCATTATAAAAACCTTCAATTAGGCATTGAGAGTCATAAGCTGCTTTACCGTCAGTAACTCCAGTTCTGGTTAATTGAATCTGTGTTCCACCGGGCTCGACATAGTTCGCCTTTGTGATTGGAGAAGCTTGTCTTGCAGCCTTAACAACGGTTCTGAAGATCTTTCTGTCATACTGCTCTGCAAGAGCGTATCCGATCTTTCTTGAGATCTCACCACGTAAGTCGTAGTGTGCAAGTGTCTCATCTAATTCGTAGACAAATGCACTGGAGATCAATAGATCGTCAACAGTCACTGTCTTTTCAGCTACTGGAGGTGCTCCATCGGAGTTACCTAGTATGCTGTTGCCGGGTGTATGGTACTCGGCTTTTGTTCTACCTGTAAAGATGAACTGAAGAGACTTACCATTTGTAAGTGTTCTCTTCATAACGAGATCACGGGCTATTGTGTTCCTTTGGAAGCCTTTGAACATCTCGCCGGAAAACAATTTAAGGTATAAATGCCTCTTGTCTCCCGCTCCATTGGACTGACCCAGTTGGGTTAAATCTGCCAATGGCTCATTACTATTTTGTTGTGCCATTTCTAAGAATGATATTGGTTTACGTTTCTCAGATCTGAAATTTTTTTGGCCATTTTTTGTGGTCTATCCCACCGTCTAGACGGCTCAAGGTATCTGCCTTAGCAGGCTCTCGCCAATA